CAAGTACCGACTCTAAGGTAGGGCAACCTAAGGAAGGCTTTTTCCAGGAGCAGTTGGTTACACGTAAGCAAGACATGACTATGCGTGGAACTATCATCCCGGAACCATCCCTTAGTTTGGATGAGGTAGGTATACCAAAAGCTGCGGCACTAGAATTGTACAAGCCTTTCATAATCCGCGAGTTGAGAAACCTATTGGGGGTTTCACCTTTGGCGGCACAAAAGAAGTTGGCGGAGGGTGGGGAAATAGTAAATCGAGCGTTGGATAGAGTTATCCTTCACCGGCCTATTCTATTGAAGAGAGACCCCGTACTACACAAGTACGGTATTCAGGCTTTCAAACCCAGAATTGTGAGTGGTAAGGCTATTCAGGTACATCCACTAGTTACTAGTGGATTCAATGCTGACTTCGACGGCGATAGCGTCATAGGCGAGATTCTACTTGCATCGGTACTTGATGAGAAGTATGCTGATGGCATGCCACACACTGGAAAACTCTTCTCATATAAGATCGTAGACCTTGCAAACTTCCCGCACTTGCCTGATCCAATTCGGACAACAGAAGCTGGCGTTAGCGTATATGAGGTACCACCTGGTACATTTGTACCAGCGTATAGTGATGGTGCATTTGAGATGTCAGAGGTGACTGAATACTCTGTGCATCCTGCATGCGAAGAATGGAGGATAGAGACGGAGAGAGGCCGGGAGATGTTCGTCTCCGAAGATCATAGCCTGGCTCTTCTTAACCCGGCCACCTTGGAGGTTTATGATGCTGTGCCGGCAAATGCTGAAGGTATGTGGTTACCAACTTTGCGATACTTGAATTCAGGACCAGCACCTATACCCTCTTTACCCGGCGCCACAGCAAAGAGTAATAGAGCCACCGCCATGTTGGCGGATGTACCAGCTACATTTGATGTAGGTTGGTTTTTGGGTGCGACTGTTGGAGACGGTTGGGTGACTAACAAAGGACCCAGTTATGGTTTTACGGGTAAGTTAATAGACAAGTCTGCTTCTGAGAGTAGATCAGTGCACTTGGCTTATGGTGCTGATGGTAGAGATGTGGCTGACAAATGGGATACCATAGGTAAGTACATCTCACAGAAGACACATACTGGCGACATCTCAGCTACGCACAAGTTCGGGGAGTATGAATGTCAGTCATTCAAATCAAGTATAAGTTCTACCGCTTTAGGGCTATGGTTGGAGCCTCTAGTCGGAGAAGGAGCTGCTAACAAACACCTGCCAGAAGGTTTTCTGCACTTCCCCACAGAATTTTGTAAGGGCCTGTTTTGCGGTTTGATCGATACAGATGGTACTGTGAACTGGACTAAAGGTACTGGTGGCAAAGCTCCGCAATTCTCAATGTCCTACAGTACCACTAGTCAAGATTTGATGGAGAGTATCCAGCTTCTTGGATTATCGCTAGGTCTTGTGGCTAGCTGTACACCCACACATACACCTGCTGGCAAATCATCTTGGGTTATTACATTCTCAATACGTACTGTACAAGACGCCACCTGGATTGTGTTGGAGCACTCCACTAAGAGAGCTGCACTTGCTAAGCTTCGAAGTTCCGATAAAATAGCACACGGTCGAGCAGATAAGGTACCTCTTCCAGATTTGGCCAAAGAAGAGTTGTTAAAGCATTTGCTTGGCTTGGGTGCAGCTAAAAGAAAGGGGCATGGTCAGCATGTTGCGGCTAGATCTTGTTACATTACTTTGCACAAATCTGATGGAGGTATAACTAGAATATCAGCACAGATTTTGAACCGGCTAATTGATACGTCTATTCGTTCTGGATACCTTTCCAGGTGGTTCAGTCTCGCTCTGAATGATAACGTAGGTTGGGACAAGGTAGTATCTTCCAAGGCTACTGGTGAGATCAAAACCATGTATGATCTGAAAGTTCCAGGGCCTTGGACATTTACTATGGCTAATGGTGCTGCAGTTTGGGACTGCATGGGAGCTTTTGTACCTATCGGCTCAGATGCCGTTGCTGAAGCTTACAAGATGTTTCCATCCAATAACCTATTCAGCCCCGCCAGTGGCCGGATTATGTATAGTCCATCTGGCGAAAGTAAATTGGGTCTGTATGGTCTTACACGTGTAGGAGCTGTCACCAACCACGAGTTCTCTACGATTCAGGATGTAGAGACTGCGGTAAGAAAAGGAGAAGCCAAGCTCACAGATCAAGTAAAGGTTGGTGGCATTCACTCTACAGTAGGTAGGTTCATGGTGGCCGGCGCCTTACCTGAAGCTATGCGACGGGAGTATCTAGAGAAGAAGGACCCGCTAAACTCATCAGCCCAAGAAGAGCTGATGACTCGCATTGCGAAGGAGCATAAGAACGAGTATGGGCAGTCCATCAACAAGCTTAAAGACTTGGGAAATATGTGGGCTACCCAGACTGCCTTCTCTGTCGGCCTAAAGGATTTGGCTCCTGAACGGGAAGCCAGAGATAGAATTTTGGCTAAAGCCGATGCTCTGGTTTCTAAAATGTCGGGCCCAACTAGAGATGCTAAAGCTATCGAAGCCTATGCGAAGGCTACAGACGAATTGAATGCCCATCTAAAAGCTATACCTGAAGAGGGCAACAATCTCATGTTGCTGCACAATATGGGTATGAAGGGAGGTATAGATACCATTCGGCAGATACGTACCGCTCCCATGCTTATGGCCAATCACAAGGGGGAGATATTACCTAACCCTGTACGTAGGTCCTATGCTGAAGGGCTTGATATTGCCGGCTATTGGACAGCTACTAGTGGTGGGCGTAAGGGTGTTATTCAGAAGGTACAAGCAGTACAAGAGCCTGGGCACATCACCAAGCAGGTCATAAACTCTACGATGAATAATCTCATCTTAGATCATGACTGTGGCACAGACAAAGGTATTGCTCTGTCTGTAGATGAGAAGGACATCTTAGATCGGTATACGGCCGCAGATGTTAAGCTAGGTAACAAGGTCGTAAAGACAGGAACTCTCATCACACCAGAACTCAGAAGTGCTTTTCGGAACAATAATGTAGGCAAGGTAGTGGTAAGGTCTCCGCTTCGTTGTCTGCATGGACCAGGATTCTGTCAAAAATGCATAGGGCTAACCGAGAATGGTACCCTTCCAGAAATAGGCTTGAATGTGGGTGTGCTTGCTGGCCAGGCTTTGGGAGAACGTGCAACACAGCTTGCGATGAAGGCTTTTCATGGCGGGGGCACTGCAGCATCTAAATCATCCCTTGTTGATCAGTTTGAGCAGGTACAAGACTTACTCATGTTCCCGAAGAACCTTCCTGGTTCTGCTACTTTGAGTACTGTGAATGGGAAGGTGACTAAGATTGAAAAGGATACAGCCGGTGGTCACAATGTGATCATAGAGGGCGAGCGACACTATATCCCGCAGTCCAGAGGACTGCCTGTCTATGATAAGAAACCACTGGTAGTAGGCACGGAAGTCAAGAAGGGGCTACCTATATCAGAAGGCCGTGTGAATCCGCATGAGATGCTCCCCTTGACCGGGCTGGAGCCAGTGCAAGCTTTGCTAGCTAATGATCTAGATAATATGTACAAAGGGGAAGGGATTCGTAGACGCAACCATGAGATTGTGATCAAGGCTCTTACTAATCTTACCAAGATCAAAGACCCAGGGTCTTCTACACACTTTATCCGTGGTGACTTTGCTCCTACTACATATGTATCATCTCTGAATAGGCATATGGCTAAGGGAGAGCGGCCAATAGTTCACGAGCCTATACTGAAGGGTGTAAACGTACTACCCATGGATATGCAAGAGGACTGGATGGCGAAGCTCAACCACGAGGATTTGGCAAAGACTGTTATCCAGGCAGCTCAACAAGGATGGCAGAGTCACATACACAGCCTACATCCTATCCCGGCGATCGTATATGCTGCCGAGCTGGGGCGCCCCCCTAAAGAACATCCGGAGTGGTACTAATGGCTGCCTCCTTCAGAAACTCTGCTGCTAGAACCGGCAATCGAACAGCTAGATTCGAGACAGGTGTAATCGCGGGTGCGAATACCCAGAACATGACCGTGGACTGGACGGCTCAACATAGCGGTAAACAGATGGTTGGGGTACAGGTGATGTCTCCATACCTGCACTACAACAACGGAGAAGGATTCAACTGTTGCCCGGAAGTAGGGGCAATCTGTGTTCTATGTTGGCCTTCAGATGAAGAGTCTCCGTTTGTTATGGGTTTCATCACAGCCCCAGAGGTGACAGGGGCTGTCTCTGGGGATGTTAAACAAGAGGCACAAGATCCGGATGTAGAGAGTCCTGATGATATGCCTCCAGCTCAGACTACCAACTCGGGCGGGACAACTACACCTAAGACCACAGATGCTAGCTATCGTGCTGGGCGTCCTGTGATGAACCCGGGGGACATATGGATACAGGGCAGAGATGAGAACTTTTTGATCTTAAAGAGGGGTGGGGTCCTGCAAATAGGGTCTACGAATATTTGCCAACGTGCCTATGTCCCTATCAATAATTACATCCGGGACTTCTGTGAGAACTATGAACTCAACACAGCTGCTGGTTCCTTGTCCTGGCTAGTACACCCGGTAGAGAAAGACCCTGGGGGCAATGCACCTACTGAGTTCACCCTTTTGACTAGAGAGTTTGCTCAGGATAAGAATGCCTCTATTAAGGTAAGTGTAGGTTCGTTAGATTCAGAACCTAAGCCTCCTGGCGGACCTAGTGATGACAAGACATTCATAGAGGTTGTGATTGCACCCAGTAACATAGACCCTGCTAGTGGCAAGGTTTCAGGAGACCCGGCCTATGTACTGCGGATATCTAAGGATGGCTACTCTTACTCCATGCAGGCTGGCTCTCGTACGGTAGAGGTGAAGCAGGATGATTCCTTGACGGTCGGAGGTGACCAGACCATTCAGGTAACTGGAGACCGTTCAGTAACTGTGAACGGTAAGGTTACTGAGACCATCACAGGTGAACATACCATCACTGGTGCAGACTCAAGCACCGAGACTTGGGCTAAGATCAAGACAATCGACGCCCCCCTTACAAAAATAGGTGGTCCTGACGCTTCCGAGCCGGCCCCTCTTGGGCTACAGTTAGTGCAGTGGCTTGCTACTCATACACATTTGCCGTACGCTCCACCTACACAGGTAGGTACGTTGCAAGCTATTCTGGCCAAGAAAGTTGTGGTTAAATAGATCAAATGCCTCTTGTACCTTCCGTCATGTCTGATGCCATTTATGCTTTGCTGGTAGCAAAACCTATCGGCTCAGCCCCCGCAATGTCTTTGTTAAAGACACCAAATGAGGATGGCACTGTGGATGTGAAGACATCCGTTACCGGTCAGACCCCGGTTACATTAGATCAATCTTTGGCACGTACCATTGCAGATGCTGTAGCTAACGGTGTCTGTGCTCAGCTTACTGCAGCAGCGCAAGTAGTAGGCACTTGTCCTGCTGGGGCAGTTGCTGGTCAAATCAAGTGAGGAGTTCATCATGGACCTGTTTCTAGACAACGCACCTATTCAGATCGAAAAGACAGGTATGGAGGCAGGTCTAAGTGAGGATGCTAACGACTGGCCTCAGCAAATCCTAGACGAGCTGTATCGGCAAGTACCTTATTCCAGCGACTACTCTCCGAAGGTTGTGCTTCGTACTATCGATGCTGACCGGAGATATGGTCTAGGTCAGATTGAGCTACTCAACAAGATGGCCATCAATCCTAGGGATGATGACACTCCCGAAGTGTTGAAGGGCAGACAGAAGGCTTTGATCCCAGTCATCATCCAGGATGGTAAGTTGAAACCGCTTGATGTTCTGATGTATGACGGGAAGGTAGAACCTCTGACGGATGAGAGACTGAAGAAGGCTCTGTTCAGGCCCAATCTATTTGAGGCTATCCGTGAACGACCAGGGGATATCTCTCTGATCGAACAGTTGTATCCGCCGCACAGACAGTACGGTGGTGCACGTGGACCCATCATGGCAGACATCGGAGCTGCGGGAATGGGTAAGGAGAGTAGTGCTCAGGCTCAGTGTTTGTTCGATGCCATTCTTCCGACCATCACAGAGAAACAAGCTGGAGATGCTATAGAGAAACTGGGGGCTAACGACCCAGTGACATATGCCCAGGTCACAAGGAATGAATATGTGCACGAGTTCCTAGACAAGTTGGGCAAGGCAGACCTATCGGGAGAAACTGGACCCGACTACTTGCAGAAGGTGGCCAGGGCCATCACACCCAATGTTATTCAGATTCAGAAGATTGAAAGTGGTTTTCGGATCAAGACAGCAAATACCGAAGCTCTGATTCCGGACTCTCAAGATGTTCCTCGCCCGGCAGCAGTAGGTGCACTAGGTGGGGACATGGTATCCAGAGTAGAGGCTGATGGCACTACGACTATCACTACGCAACCGGTGGTAAAGGATACGTTGCTTGACCTTCAGATCGAAGTGGTCAATTCGTTTGGTATCTACAAAGTCAAGACCCAAGATGAGAACCGGGAGCTAGTGGGTTGGGTCTTTCCGAAGGTCATGGATTTCAGCGGTACTCTTCTACCTATGGCCTTGTTCACAAACGGTAGTGAGTCAGCGATGCAGGAGAACATTGCTGGTGTACCTATTGGTCGACACACAGACCTTCTGGATACAGACCCAGAAGGTTTCGGCTCCTTCTACTACGCCACTCCCGAAGGCGCTATTGCATTTGTGCCCGTCAACATTCATGCAACCATTGAAACGCCGGAAGGTAGTGGGTTCAAGTGTGACACTGTTACTGGCGAGCAACTGATCATAACCAAGCTACCAGACCTAAAAGAAGTGTCCATGATCGAAGAAGGACACTACGGAATTCCTGAAGATTGTGGCTTCTTGTCCTTCAATGAGGTAGTTGATCTGGCCTCATCCCCAGATGAATATACCAAGGTTGCTGAAGCTCGTGCTTTGCCAACTGCTGTGCGGGTCATCACGGATAGCGGAAAGAATTTCACCTTCCAGGGAGAAGCCATAGATAAATTGGCAGGTGTAATGGAGTCTGTGTGTCTGGGTAAGGATGATGCAGTCTTCTTGGGCACTGTGCTGGGGCAGGACCCTGTACAGTTCGAGAAGGACCTGGTGGGCATGCGTAAGCAAGGCAGCCAGGAGATTTGGTTTGAGGCTGGGAAGGTAACCCCATTCAAGGATAGCTTCCAGAAGGCCAAGACTGCTGCTGCCGAGTACTTGAAGAGCCTGCCTAACCTAAGGGCTTACTTGCTCAAGGAAGCAGCCATGCTCGAGGACCCGACGTCGGTGGACAAGATACTGTCAGTGGGGTTCATCAACTCCGAGAACGTCACCATCTTTGCCAGCTATGTACCAGAGTTCGAGGCAGTTATACGGAAGCTGGCGGAGTTACTAGTAGCTACTCGTATGGGGCTCAACTCGGTGGATGAGGGGGCACTTCAACGTTCTATGATTCATTTGGATAAGGTTGTTGCTGGTCTAAAGACACTTAGCAATTTGCCACGAGTGTAGTTTAGGACTTGCCGTGGACGTTAAGCGTAGTCCCGCAGAATTCTTTTGCATGTTTCTGCTTAGCCAGCAGAAACACTCAGTGGACACCATTATCCATATTCTGGAAGACCATAATCTCTACGCAGTCAATCACAGGTACATAGAGCGTCTACAAGAGAAGATGCTTCCTTTCCCAGAGCCTTGGGCACCAACGCTCAATCTGGGGACAGAAGATGAGCATCTGATTACCAAAGAATATCTACGTACACATGGTATCCATGACTTGTGGTACCCCAGTGCAGCTGCTCAAGAAGCTTTTCAGATTCTCGGAAATCCGGGGCTAAGAGAACATACAGAGCAGCTCCTGCTGTCTCCTCTCCGAGTGGAGGAGACAGTCAGGCGATTGAATGACCACCACAAAGTCAAGCTGACGGCGGAAGGGGTAGAGGCATTCGGGCATTACTTCTGGAATCGCAAGCTACTCTCCATGGGAGAGTGGGTTGCGTACATGGAAGATAAGCCTGCTGCTTATGCACGCATCACTACTCTGAAAGCATCACCAGACACAGCAGACATGGTTGTGCCTTGGTTGGCGGGTATGTCGGGTCCTCCTTCCAGCATCAACACTGGTGCTGTAGCACGCCGTATGCGTGATGTAGCATTCCTGAAGGTGCTGGAGATTGAGAGAGAACCAGCCTCCTTAGACCATGCTAACATGATGAGCAAGTATATGTCTGTAATCAAGGCAGCCGAGGATGAGATGCGCCAGAGTGATGTAGCTCTACGTGAAGTTCTGAATGCCTTTGAGAAGTTCCGAATGAAGAAGGATGATCGCAAGGTCCTCGCTATTGAAGATGTGGCTGGTGTGAATTTCAGCCAGTCTGGTGGTGGAACTGATGCTATGTCCGAGGCCGATAGATTACTGGAGGACGCTGATGGCTGAGTTGAACATTGTACCGTTCGAAGCAAATGAAGATGAACATGCTGCAGTAGATACCCTACCCACCAATACCGTAACAACGGAGGCTCTAGCTAAAGCAGTACCTAAGTTCAAGGAATGTACTATAGGTAAACTGTTTGCGGAGTTTGGGGTTAAAGATGGTATGTTGATCTATCATTTTTACCACACAGACAGAAAGGCCATTTTCGACACTGCTACCAAGCAGCTGGACGAGAGCCGTTATGCTGAAGATAGGCAATCCATTGCTGAGGAAGCAAACAAAGCTCTGGAGTTGACACCGTGGTTGCCTAGCATGCATTCGTGTATTGCGTCTGCAATAAGAGATCATTTTAAGGATATTCTAGCCAATGTGAAGTATTCACGTGAGGTGGATAGCTGGTCGGTGGTGATACCTATGGAGGCCATGTCTTTGGGAGTACAAAGCTCAGAGCATGTAGCTGGCTTTGTACTCAATGTGGCACATAGGCTAGGGCAGGTAGAGGTAGCTAAAGAAGCGGGGTAAAGGTTGGCCGGCTCCTGCCGGCCTAAGTTAGACGAGTAGGGCCACCACAAACTTTTGCACTTCACTTGACCACCCTCTTCAATCACACACGTTCGTGCTGGAGTCAAGAACCCTGGTACTCGTCATGTTTTTGTGACTTGTTTAAGGCGAGCGGGAATTGCAGGAATGATGTGATGGCTATCTTCCATTCCTGACAATATCCTTATACCCGACTACGCTATATCTTTTTCACGGATGATCAATGGCAACTATCACCCTAGCTGAAGCTGAGCTGCTCAAAGCAGCACACACTATTCCTTTATCCTACTGCTTCGACGATCATGGAATAGCAGAGCCAGTCTTTGACTATAACGAAGATGGTGAAGCTGTCGACTTCGGTATAGATGCAGAACCTGCAGAAGTTATACTGCCTGGAGCCTCGTCATCAACAGAACTGCTTGGTGTCTCTCCGTCCGAGTTTGCAGAAACAGCTATTCGTATACCTGAGGCTGGACGTATTGCGGACTTCTCATTCAAGGGTCGTGAGTACCTTCGTAAGGTCTACGATACTCCGGCCAACAAAGTGCTACTAGTTTTTGGCCGCCAGACGGAAAAAACCACTACGCTCGGTAACAGAATGCTCTGTTACTCTGCACTAGTTAGCAACTTTAGATCTTTGTATGTAGCTCCATCTGCTGAGCAGGCAAAAGTATTCTCTAACGATCGTATTAAAGATGCGATAGACGCATCCCCTTTGCTTCGTGCATATACCTCGTCAGCTATCAATCAAGCAGTCTTCTTCAAAAAGTTCATCAATTATTCGCAAATCAGACTTCGTTATGCGTATCTAACTGCAGATCGAGTGCGCGGAATTGCCTCGGATCAAATTCTGATCGATGAGATTCAAGATATCTTGATAGACAATATTCCTGTCATTGAGCAATGTGCATTTCACTCCAAGTACAAGATGTTCTTGTATTCGGGTACGCCTAAGTCCGTAGATAACACTATTGAATTCTATTGGTCAGAATTCTCCACACAGAACGAATGGGTAGTACCGTGCGAGAGGCATGGTTTACCTAGTGATTCAAGTACTTGGCATTGGAATGTTCTGACGGAGAAAAACATAGGGTCTACCGGTTTAATCTGCGACAAGTGCGGTGAGACTATTTCTGCGCAGCACCCCAGGGCGCAATGGGCTGCCATGAACCCAATGCGGGAAGACAACAGAGACAAGGTTACTTTTGAGGGGTACCGTGTTCCTCAAATCATGGTCCCATGGGTAGACTGGGGAGAGATACTGATAGCTCAAGAGCAATACTCCCGTTCCCAGTTCATGAACGAGAAGTTGGGAAGGTCTTATGATTCCGGCGTACGACCTATTACCAGAGCGCAATTACAATCTGTGTGCAAGCCTGAGATTCTATTGGGCGACATAGAGTCTTTCCGAAGATTGGCACAAGGTATGTCTATCTACGCCGGAATAGATTGGGGCGGGGGCACTGAGTCAAGCTTCACACATATCTCATTTGGCGGATACTTTGGTACAGGTAACTTCTCCATCTTTTGGTGTCACCGTTTCACGGGGCAAGACTTAGACCCAGAGAAGCAGCTAGATCTAATCACGCAGATGCTTGCGCAGGTACACGTAAAGATCATAGGTGTAGACTACGGTGGTGGTTTCTACCCGAACGACAAACTCATCAAGCGATTTGGTGCCAACAAGGTAATGAAGTTCCAGTACAACCCGCGGCAGAAAAAGAAGATCTATTGGGAGCCAAACCTGCGTCGTTGGATGTGCCACCGTTCCGAAGTCATGAGTGATATCTTCAATGCCTTGAAGGCAAAGAAGATTGACTTACCCAGGTGGGAAGACTTCCAGGACCCGCATGGCTCTGACATCCTAAGTATCTTCACCGAGTATAACGTGCGACTCAGGATGAACGAATACAAGAAGCCGCCGGGAAAAGCAGATGATGCATTTCATTCTTTGTTGTTGTGCTTGCTGGCTTCTTGTATAGAGCGCCCACGTCCAGATATCTTTGCACCTTCGCAGGACAGTGGGCTCATGGAGAATTACGGATCAAATGGCTAAAGAGAAGAGGCCACCTTTGGCTTTCTCTTTGTCTAGCAATACCTGTGAATGTAGTTTCTGATTTGGCTGAGGGCAAACCTGATGTGTTGTTCAAGAGATTGGCCACTGTGCACTCCTAACCAATCAGCTAACTGGCTGAAACGAGTATCAAAACAGTTAACCATCTGTTTGTGTGCCGAGGCAGCCTTTTCGAAGGCAGACAAGAATCGTTCTTCTTGGGGTATACTACTAAACATCATTAGCGTGCTTTCCTTTCGGGTCTTATCGATAGTGGGCTGCCCTGGTTCTGATGTCCTTGAAGTTATCAAGGACTAGAAATTCTCCATCCTGCCAAACAGGACCTAGAAGACTGTCCTTTTCTTGTTCCTCGGATGCTTGCTTGATTAGAACCATACGACCATCTCGATCGGTGGTTACTGCAAGTCGACCTTTGGCACTATTCTTGACTCCGTCATCCGTTACCGGCTTCTTGAAGATGTCCATACCTTTCCCGTTTATCTCAACCCAAGTGGCCTTCATGGCAAATCCGAAGGTATCACGGGTAACGTACTGGTAATTGAAGCTACCTATGCCAAGGACTACATTAGCTGATGCAAAACCTTTTGCTTCTAGCCGTGCCATGATTGCTGTTGCACGCTCGAATGTTATTCCATCTCCATAGATACAACCAATGTGGGAATCAAGAAGTCTATGCCCAGTTGGAGTTATGGTTCCACCAAACAGGTCCCACAGAAGCTCAATCACCCCCTTGTATTCTGGAGCATTCTTAGCATTTGGATTGCCACAGATGATGTCCACTGGATCTCCGCTGTCAGGTCGGATCACCAGCTTACCAGGACGTGCCATGATCTCTGTCTTTAGAACAGGAAGAATCCTTGTAAGGACGAACCACAAATCCCAGGTGTCAGAGACTACACTTAGAATCCCCTGCGGGTACAGGTGCAGGAGCCTACGGAAAGTATCCAATTCGTTGATTTCTCCTCCAGCGCACATGACACTGTGTTCAGTTGCTGCGACACTTCCACCAATAAGGTAGTCTGGATGTAGTGGACCGTAATAGCTCTCTATCAAATCGAGAGCTGGTATGGTATCGGTACCAGTGAAGTACAGAAGATGCCCTGCTCCACTAAGAGCTGCAGCTTCCGGTCCCTCCATTCCTCGCATACTGAAATCGTGCCCTTGCCACCTGACAAATTCTTCCGGAGATCCAGTATTCTTAGCTGCAAGTTTCAACAACTTGTACATCCTTGATGCTGTTGTGGCTGAGGTACAAGGCAACCACAACACGCTGGACATTAAAGTCTCGAAGTAATTTGGCAACCAGGCAAAATCCGGATGAGTGTTCTCAACTGTCAACATGGGAACCCGAAGTGGAACTGGGGTACCTTCTGGAATTGCACAGAAGCGAAGAGGTATGTAGCCGAGATCATGTAGGGCTCGAATATGGTCAACTCCAATCTGGTTGGGCCCTAAGTAGCTATCGACCCTGCGTGAGTAAGAATCACACACCGTCTCTACATCTCTCGCAAAGAACCGGCCGTACTCTTCCATAAGGTATCGTTTCAAGAAGTACTGAAGTCCGAAAAAGACAACTTCTTTTTGGTCGGGAAATCGGGAAGATCGAGGAGTCCAGTTGCTGTATACCCGAGTAGTACCTTCAGGGTACTGTCTACGATGATCAAGTTTGTAACCGTCGATAAGGGTGATTGGATTCAGTTGGGTTGCCATTAGTAGTTCCTCTTACTCAAGAAGTGATGCACATACGTTGAATACAGTTACACGATTGCCCTCTGCCGGAAGAATGGAGTCGGTACAGAATATTCTTTCGAAGTAGTCTGTAAGAATTTGAGTGCCTTTGCTGAAGATTCCGTGTGTAACAAACAGGTCTAGTCTGTAGCCCTCCTGGTGAAGTAACTTACCCAGCCCAACGAAAGTTCCGCCACCATCACAAATGTCATCCACAATAAGCAACTTCTTATCTGCACCAGGGGGAAGGGGGATTGGTTCATGCCCGAATCCTGTGATGCTACCGTCTACCAAACTTCGTACTTTCCATGCGTGGAAAAGAGGTACATTAAGACACTTGGCTAAGGCTGAGGCTCTCTTTTCGGCTCCTGCATCAGGGGATATCACTGCGCCGTATAGACCTGTTAATACCTCCTTTACTATGCCTAGTTCGTGAGAGTGAACAACTTTGCAGCGGTCGATCAATCCTGAGATAACTTCGGAGTGTGGGTCCAGAATTACAACGGAACTGAATGCTCGGGCATTGATCATGTGCGCAACTGACTTGGCTGTAAATAGATAGTCGCCTTGATTGTTGAGGCGATCTTGTCTGGCTCCTGGTACAAAGGGAAGAACTAGCTTAACAGACCCCAAGCTGTGGCGTTCTCGGTATGCGTCTACCCAAAACAAACCGGCTATGAAATCAGTCATCCCGCGTGGTCTTAGAAGCAAGGACAGATTCTCGTGTGTGTCCACATATGGGAGCTTGCGTACAAGGGGAACTCCATCAGGATATGTATGAATTTGAAGTGGTGTCAGTCTATGCGTGTCTACCTCTCTTGAGACCGGCCAAGATCTAATGTAGACGTGCGCAGGATCATTGGATAACATTTTTGATCTCCTCGGAGTTCAGAGTGCTAGGTTTGTTACTTGTTCGAGAATATTCATACACTTCCAGTGTTGAATACTTCCTTGTAGACTTTGTACAGTCCGGCACTACCATCATGAGCTGCAGCTAGCTTTCGTAATCTCTTCAACGTGTTGATTAGTACTAGGTCCAGTTCCAACCTCTCCACCCGGTTGATCATAGCGTCAACTGCAACCACACCGGCTTTACTTTTATACTCCATGAACCGGAGTTTGCTAAGAAGATGGTCTAGGGCATCCTCATTCATGAGGTACTGCCCCGCTGTATTTGGCTCTATGGGGCTTCTCCATACGAGTTGTTTTGAGGGAAGTACGTCCACATGTTCACTCATTTCGGTACAGCAAGACTGAGCTCTCCCTTCTGCCACAACTCTCCCGCGTCTTCTAGTTCCTGTATCTCTGTTGGTTGGTAAGCATAAAGCCATACCTACTGCCCACATATGAGTAGCATAGGCACCTACGGCTTTAGGTGTGGCTTCATGTGCTTGTAGACCGGGAGCACGCCAAATTCTTTGAGCTGAGATTGTGAGGCACACTTTACCATATGCGTGGAAGTAGCAAAGGGCATGGTTCTTCTTGTCGTTCATTTGATCTCCGTAAATGGTGAATGTTTGGGAACCAGTATCCTTATATCTGCATATGCTGGTTTTTTCTTCCACGTGCTAATAGAATCGCGGGTTAAAGAGAAGCCAAAACCTGAGATCGGAGGTAGCAGGTTGGCTTCTCTACAGGTCCGCTATCTCTAGCGCCTGTGGGGTCAGGTCATCAGAGCACCTCTTGCGGCAGTGGTTGAATATCAAAATTCGAGATCAGGGCCTGCACGATGTTCCTGGCTCTCGCCTCCGCGTGGGCAGGATCGATGTTATAGACTGCTGGGGTGATCTCTGTGTTCAACTGCATGATTCCTTGAGTCACCAGATTGATCAATTCTTGTATAGCCGTCATGACTTGGGTTCTCCTTGTGTGGGGTTCAACCAGGGATTAACACTTCCCTGATCAATATCCTTATACCAGATCTAAGGGTTGATTTGCTTAGATCGTGGCTAAAGAAGAACCCGTTAGGGTGTCTTCTCCGGGGCTTTGAACCCCAAGCGCGACCCGCCCACAATCTCCACCTGGTGCATCCGGCAGGAATTACCAGTATGACTGTGGACGGGCCGCACAAGGGACTTTTCTAGAACACCGCCGCAGTGGCCATCGCGGCAGTTTCAAGGCTGTTTCCAGCCTCAATTCCAGCAACATGGCTGACTGCTTTGAGGGCAGCCCGCTTGGCCAACCAGCCCGCAATCAGGCCGTACGTAGCCGATGCTACGGTTGCCACGCCCACCACCTTGACGGTGGTGGACACACCATGATAGATCTTGCCGGCCACCGTTGGGTCATTGAACATGTTGACCACGTCCTGCCCCAGGCCCAACGTGAGCAACGACCCTCGTGGGAACACACCCTTCTTGGCAAGGGCTTCGTCCGTCATGCCTGTGTTGAGCTGGTTGCGGAGGAGAATAACTTCTGCCGACAACCCTCCTAGGTTGTCTTTCGCAGCCGTGAGCTGCTCCTGCAGAATTTCCACTCGCGCCTTCAACTGCGCCGGGGTCATCTTGGTCACGTCATGCTCCTCTGCTGCTGGTGTCGTGTTGTTCGTGCTTTGTGCATTTTCGGTCTTCTCGGTTACCATAACTTTCTCCTTGTTTGGGGTCGCCCGGTTTCTAGGTCAGCTATTGCAAGCCAACCCAACTGGGCTAGCTTCTCCGGTTCACTATACTTATACCGATATACCCCTTGTTTTTGCACCAAATACCCAGCTTTTGACCATATTAGGGGGTCGATTTTTGATCTTCAGGAAATGCTGGCTAAGAGGTCCCCATCCTTGATCATAACCATGCCCCTCTTCGTAAGTGTGCCTGGGTATTTCCTGCACATGATTACAGCAGCATCTCTTAAATTCTTCCGGCCCTTATCTAGTAAGGCATATAGTTGCTGAATACGTAGGCTGTCTGGTAGTTTGGGGTCATGGCGTACTTGGGTCATCATCTTGGTGCAGAGTAAAAAGAAGGGCTCCCACGTATGATCGAAAGACACTATCGGCTGTAGTCTGGTGAATTCATACTCGGAAAGCTGTATGAAAAACTCGGCCCACCGCTCTATCACCTCAAGTGCCATCCCTTTTGGCACTACCGCCACTAGTTGAACAGCATCTTGATAGAGCCCAAGTAGCTCATCGTCCTTGACGGTGCGGAAATGGGATAGGTCCAACCCATTCACCCGGAGTAGAAAAGCTACTTGTTTCTCTAGACCATCCATCCGGGCATCAAGTAATCTTGCAGTGTGCTCAGCCTCGTTCGCATTGCTTCCCATGTTCTTCCGCTCCATGCTATCCATATAGTTGTGGGTTTCTTTGTGCGTTGACACATAACGAGAACACTTTGTATCATACTCTGCATAGGAGAACCTGATGAGTGATTCTGTTGACTCTCTGCCACTTGGTCTAGCTTTACAACAGGCAGCAAAACCCATAGACCCAGAACAGCTGGAATTGATGGGTAAACGTGCTGCTGCAGCCTACAGCGAGCATGGCACCAGGCTTTCTGATGCGGTGGTGGAGGTGGTGAAGGAGGCCAAGTTGTCACCGGAACAGGTGAAGCGGGTATGTGAGTTTGCCAATACCAATGCCTACCTGACGGAGTTTGAGAAGGCTGGGGAGATGCGGAATGTCACCTTTGAAGGTGGGCCCGCTAACCCTGGCACGGTACTCAAAGACCTGAATGACGGAGGTAATCCTATGCTCAGCAAGGTAGGATCTAATGACTACGCCGAGCCTGTTGGGCAGTACAAGACGGCCAGTGTTTCCGAAGATGCATTTGCCGAGGCATTTGGCATTAAGCTAGGGGGCAAAGAAAAGACTGCTTCAGCACATTCAGGGTCGGACAGAGATCATATGAGCCACTACAATCCAATAGATGAGCTCAATGATTTGAGACTATGTCTGGAGGGAACTAGAGAGACTATGATCAGTAAGCTCTCTACTTCCGGTGTGGTCTATGATGATATCTCTTTAGACTTGTGTAAAACGGCGGCACAAGAACTAGAGACCGGTACTCCTATGGGAGATATAGCTAGAGTTTGGGCTAGCTATTCACCTAATGCTCCTATGTTCAAAGAGGCCATGGCCCTGGTGGTAAAGCATCTCCAGACTCGTGGGCACTCCGAGGACGAGTTGGGAAAGTCCCTCAATAAGACTGCCAGTGCTGGTACATTACCCAATCCGTCCCACCCCTTGGTGTCGCAGTTTGTAGCCTTCACCAAGGTTGCTCATGGGCATCACATCCTGCAGAAGAGTATCGAAGTACTTGATGAGCAGCTTACAGAGGTTCGCTCTAAGCTGCACGGGATGATCTAATGTCACCAGAGCAATATGCTAAGGCCCTAGGTATCCTGCGGGCAAAGACAGCAGGGATTGTAGGAGATGCTGCCGGTAAAATAGGAAGAACTACCGGGCACTTGTGGAATGCTGCAAATGCAGGTGCCCAGGCTACAGCTGGGCATCTTGGTAGTGTTGGAGCACCTAAAGCTCTTACTGGCCTGATTACAGCAGCACCTACACTAGGGGTGGGCTATGGGGTGTATAAGGGCGGAAAAGGTGCAAAGAACAAGTTGGATGAGTGGAAATACCAAAGACAGCTAAAAGCACAGGGGTACAACGAATGAACCCAGTAGAAGCATTTCTTCAAGAGAAAACAGCAGGTCCTGCAAGTAAAGCACCTGGGTTTTTTAAGTCGCTACTAGAGGGATTTCGTTCCGGTAAACCAGTTTTAGATACTGCGCCTCAGCGATTTGGGTACAATCTTGGTGGCAACCTACAGACTGCAGCTGTCGTAGGGTCAGCGGGTCTAGCACTGGATGCAGGTATTCGTGGTGCTAGGCAGATGGTAAATTTCGGGGTGGATAAGGTCAAAAAGCCTATGGAGTACCAGGCTATGATCGAAGCACATCCAGAGCTTCGAAAGGAAGACGCTGGCAAGGTGCAGGCTTTGTACAACTCCCTCCGGCATATGTCTCCACACATGGCAGCTGACCCTGTGATTGCCGGCTCCTTCGTACGCAACTTGCTGGACAGAGGCCCGGAGGGTAGCCCAGCCGTACCTATGGAGACCGCCAACATGTTGGCGGGAATTCAGAAGAACGTGATGGGTGTGCAGAAGGATAGAGGTCTTATGCCTTCTCAGTCACCTGTGATGGGTATGCTCTCGAATCCACTTCCCCAAATAAATCCCGGCGATGAGCTTGCTCGTACAGGGCCTGGGCGCAGAGCTGGAGACAGAATGTACGGAAAGTAGGGATATAGTAAAATGCACAGTAAGGATCAAGTTGGTACAGATGTTAAGGTCACCAAAGAACAACTGCAAGCTGCCAACTTTGCAGAATTGACCAAGTTGTTAGGAGACAACAACTCTTGCAAAAATTGTATTTCTTGCAAGAGTTGTAATAGCTGTGAAAATTGCTCAGATTGTCGTAATTGTGAAAGTTGTAACAGCTGTTCAAACTGCGATAGTTGCGAGAAATGTAGACACTGCATGCACTGTCTAGACTGTGTGGACTGCATTTTTTGCTTGTATTGCACAGGTCAGCAAGGAAAGAAATGGATGATCAAGAATGTGCAGTTTTCGGAAGAAGAGTACAAGGCTCTTACTGGTAGAATTGCCTATCGAGGAGAGCCTATAGTGTTATCTACCGAAGAAGATTGTACCCTGAGTACAGCTGAGGTACGGAGAACATGCACAGTGTCTTGAAGCATCCAAGAACTACGCGAAGATGTTGTACGCATGCTGCCGGATTTTGAAATACGTGAGATTTAACCAGTGATCATAAAGGTCTGCCAGTTTCAAGCTCACCAGCCTAGTGGTGAGCGACTTATACAAGTCTTCCAGCCGGGAGATATGGAGAAGGCTGCGGCTTTCTTTGGTATGGGTAAAACTGCAGCCCCTCTTCTTCCTTCCGTCAGTGATTTACTTAAAAGAATCAAGCCCAGCCCTAGAAAAATTTACATACTGGTGAATGCTCTTGGAGCTAGTGAGTACTGGGGCGGGAACATCAACGGCGACGCATTTCCAGAAGCAGCTTTGATCCATCGTGGCCCAGTCTATGGTTATGAAACGTTTAATACTGCTGGCGTTTTCAAGCACCACCAAAACAAGGACCCATCAAAAAGCTTCGGAACAATCATGCTATCAGCATGGCATGATCTAATGAAGCGTGTGGAGTTGGTTATCGAGATAGATAGGGAAGTAGCTGCTAGAGTGGGTGCTACAGATATTTGCGACAAACTTGATCAAGGAATCTACTTCGATGTATCGATGGGAACAAAAGTTCCATTTGATCGATGTTCCTATTGTACAGATCTAGAAAGATTCCAACAGGCTGTTGCTAGCTTCGATCCCTCCAGGCATAAGAGTCCTGGGGATGCTGTGTTGGAGGCTCACAAGAAGGAGCCTATTCGAGGGGTGTCTATTACTCGTAACGACTACTGCGAGCATTTACGTAAATACCTCAACAAGATACTTCCGAATGGAGTCAAGTTCGTTGCTATAAATGACTACCCCAGGTTTTTTGACCTTTCGGGGGTTTTCATAGGTGCGGATAAGACGGCGAAGGTGATGGCTAAGTTAGCATCAGTAGGGACGGGGGAGACAGTACCGTCATGGAGGGTGGCAGAGGATGAGGGGTATCTTCCAGATGTGGAGGAGCAGATGGAGAAGGCAGCTCAAGCGGCTGTGTTGCCTGATGGGAGTGGCTTCTTCACGGGTACAGTAGCCACCAAAAAGCCTGTTGGCCATTTGAAGCCTAGGGCTAAGGTTGCTCAAATCAAAGCCGGTGAGATAGAAAAGGACATCACTCCTTCTCAGTTCGGTGGCAAAGCTATACCAGCTAGACCAGACCTACCTAATGAAGTTCTGGATAGGCTTGGTTCTTCAGATATGGGTGAAGCTCTTTCTACTCCCGCGATGATGGGGATGTTACTCAAGCCTCGGGAGTTTCAAAGAATCACCATAATACACATGGGCAACAAGCCATTAGCTGATGAGCTAGACAGGCATAATATGGTGTTTGGGCCCACGGATGATGCAGAGAGCCCGGGGGAGATGGGTTCAGATCGAATGAGCGAGGTACTCAAGAAGATACTGTTACCCTTCATGGAGGACAAGAGTTTCTTGGAACCAGTAGCCAAGAGACGGATGGTCAAAATCATCATAATGGGTGGTTCAAGGGGGCCGGAAGAGGGTGAAAAAATAGCTTCATCAGACCGCTTCCTACTAAAGATAAGTGCGGCCTATAATGGGTACTTACAACAGCTAGCACACTGCCTACACGACATTCCCGATGTCATCAATTCCGACACAGAACTATGGAACAAAGTCCACGGCCAAGGGCTGGGGGATGGGTTCTATAAGACGTCTGCTGAGGTTGCTCCAGTATTGGGAGCAGTGGGAGCTGCTGAGATACTATCCGCTCTTGCAGAGCACAGCAGGAAAGAGTCAGATCGAAAGGGAGATTCTGTGGGCTTTTTGACTGACTTGATTGCAGAGCATCCTCATATACTGGCAGCTTTGGCCGGATTGGGTATGCTTCATTCGCAGGGGTCTCCTCTTCCGGCCGATTTGATTGCTAAACTGACCAGTATGGGCAAGAAAGTAGTGACACCTCGGTGATGTTAGAGGCTTCGTACCTCGAAGACACAGAAACCGATCAATGGAACCTAACGATCAACCGAGACACACAGGAGTTACCAAATGAGCATGGACGCACAACTAGCAGAGATCTATGGCACTGGCCAAGAGGCTAATGCTGAAGATGATCAGGTGAAGTTGGCTGCTGCTGAGCTTCTAGTCAAGCTGGCAGGGGACAACAACGTGGACCTTAGCCAGTTCAGTGACGCTGAAGTAGCTGATATGGTTGTAGAGTTGCAAAAGCAAGCAGAACTTCCTCCACAGTTCCAAAAGAAGGAAGAGGGAGAAGAGAAGAAGGAGACCCCGGAATCGAAAGAGTCTGGTGAGTCCTCTTCAGAGTCTCCAGAAGCCAAGAAGGCAGAAGCTGCGGAGAAGGTGGCAGAGGCAGATTTCCTGGGCCGTGTGATGGCTCACTCGTTTGCACAAGAGTGCAAGGAGATCGAAAAGGATGCCGGCGAAGAGAAGCCATCGGGTGGCAAGTGGTCACGAGCTATCGGTAGGGCAACAACCCATGGTATTGCTGGGCAAGCTGCTGGAGCTGGAGTAGGCGCTGGAGTAGGTGCGGCTCTAGGTAAAGCACTCAAGCATGGCGCGGGCAAAGGTGCTGGTGCTGGTGCATTGGTTGGTGC